CAACGTCAAAGCATCCAAACCACACGATGGCGTCATGTACGTCAGCCAAAGTGACCTCCAAGAAGTCAGCCTCGTTGAGAGTGCTGCATTTGAGTCTGCTGCCGTTTATTCGGTAGCTGCAAGTGAAACAGATCCAGAAGAAACAGAAACCCCAACCAATGAAAGCGAGGCTTCGATGAGCGAAGCAACCCCAGAAGTCGAGCCAGAAGTGGTCGAGGCTTCACGCACCCGAGTTCCCGTCGCATACACGGAGGTTCGTTCTCCCATTGTCGACTCAGGCACTTACCTTCAACACTCCATCCGCGCCACCATGGGCAACGATGAATCCGCACTTTTCGTTCGCGCAGCCGATGCAAAGACCCAAAAGTTGTATGCAGCAAATGACAGCTTTACCAGTAATCCTGCATTCAAGCCTGTGCAATACGTTTCCAGCGTCATCGATACCTCGGTGATGACTCGTCCAACTATTGATGCTCTTGGTGGCGCACGTCCACTCAGCCCATCGGGCATGACGATTGCACATCCAAAAATTACGACCAACGCCACCATCGGAACCGTTGCGGAAGGTGCATCTACTGCATCAACGCAGATTGTCAGCTCTTATGTAAATGCGACAGTCGTTAAGCTCGCCGGTACCCAAATAATGTCGACGGAGTTACTCGATAGGTCTGACCCTTCGTTCTACACCGCAATGATGGAAAACTGCACCCGCGCATATGCCAAGGCATCTGATGCAGCAGTTATTGCTGAAATCGTTTCCGGTGGAACCCAATCAGATACTCAAGCCGCAACCATTGCAGGCATCCAAGCCTGGGTTGCACAAGCTGCTCCAGCCGTCTATGCAGCAGCAGGCGAAACTGCAAACGCACTCATTGCAGGCACTAGCGTCTGGTCAACTTTGATTGGCAGTCTCGATACTACGGGGCGTTCGATTTTCAATGCCAGCCAGCCAATGAACGCCAACGGTCAATCCTCACCACGCGGACTTCGCGGAGACGTCATGGGTCTTGACCTTTGGGTCGATGCCAACATGGTTGCCACCACCATCGATGACTGCGCCTTCATCACCACACCATCAGCAATTGCAATCTACGAGAGCCCACAACTCACCCTCTCGGTGAACGTCGTTGCAACCGGTGAGATCAGCGTCCTGCTCTACGGATACTTCGCCACCAAGACTTTGATCTCCGGCGGACTCCAACGCTTCAACCTCACATAATCGATCGCTGTCTCCGGAGATCCGTCCCAGCTCCGGAGGCAGCCCCCACGGGACAATTGAGAGGAGGTAGCGATGGCGGCAACATATGTGACGCTCGCAGAATTGCGCAGCGCACTTGGAATCGGAACCCTATACACAGACGCCGTCCTCGAGGAAGTATGCCAAACGGCACAAGACCTCGTCGACGCCATGCTGTGGCATAACACCGCACCCGTCGTCGCTACCTCACTCACAAGCAACATCGCCACCATTGCCATTGCTTCAACACCCATTTACAACGTCGGACAATCAGTCAACATCTCAAGTTGCGGCACAATCTACAACGGCACCTACACCATCACGGCACTCGGTTCCGGATCATTCTGGAACAGTTCCATCTACCAAACAGGCGCATTCGCTTGGGGCAATAGCACCGAACTATCAACCAACACCATTTCATATTTTCAATACGCAAAAACAAACGCAAACGACGTTACTCACCTAGTGCGCCCATACGGCAAAGTCACAGGACCCGAGCACGTTGCCTATGCGACCACACCCGCCGTTCGAGAAGCTAGTCTCATGGTAGCAATCAACATCTGGCAATCACGCCAAGCCCCAGGCAACGGTGCCTCCTCCATCGACTTCGGTGTCCCACAACCCTTCAAAATGGGTTTTGCTCTCATGGCAACCGTTCGGGGACTCCTTGCCCCATATCTGGCACCTTCGGCGATGGTCGGCTGATGTCTTTCGCCACCCTTCGATCAACTCTTGCCACCGCAATCGCCAACCCCACCGTGTGGAGTACCTACGCATTCCCACCGGCAACCGTCACAGCCAACAGCGTCTCCATCACCCCAGACGATCCATACGTCGAACCCATCAACAACAACACAGCCTTATCACTCAAAGTGCGTTTTAAACTAGAACTGTGCATTCCACTCTTTGACAATCAGGGAAACCTTGCTGGGGTTGAAAACATGATTCAAGCTCTTATCCCGTTGATCCAAAATACAACTTACAATATCAGCAGCATTTCACAACCTCGCGTTATGTCTTTGCCGTCCGGTGATCTCCTCACTTGTGACGTATCCGTCGAAACCCTCACCTCATGGAGTTAATATGAGTTACATAGTCACAGCAAGCAACCTCGAAGGATTCAAACTTGGGCAGACAGTCACCGACAAAGATTTGGAGTCACAGGACGTCCCGTGGCTCCTGCGTCTTGGCATGATCCAAGCGAACAACACCACCAAATCAAACAAGAAAGACGAGGAATAAAAAATGGCGGTTTATCTCAACAACGGCGTGGTGTTCAAGTTTGGCTCCAGCGCCTCACCCACCAACAATCTCAGCAGCCTAGTTTCCAGCGCCACTTTGACCTGGAAATATGACGCTCTGGAAATCACATCCATGGGCGATCTTGCACACAAGTACGTTCAGGGTTTGCAATCCGGTCAGCTCGATCTTGAGGTATTCAACGATCCCGAAACTTCAAAGACCCTGCAACTCTTTAACACGGCGGTCGGTAGCACCTACTACTGCTCACTTCAACAATCAAGCGCAGCAACCTCTGCAACCAACCCGCTCTACTCTTTCACCGTATTCGTGGACTCCGTGACTCCCATCAACGGAGCCGTCGGAGACATGAGCACTCAAACGATCTCATGGCAGTTGAACTCAGTAGTTACAAAAACCGAAGCATAAACCAAGTTGAAAGGGACACAACATGGCACAACTCAAGATCACGTTGGCGGATGGGGAAATTAAGGTTTTCCCCATCACGCCGACGATCGAGGTTGCATTTGAAAAATATGCAAAAGGAGGATTCTCCAAGATCTTTCGTGAAAACGAACGAGCCACCGACATTTACTGGCTGGCTTGGAAAGTCCTGGAGCGTTCAGGTCAGGAAGTCCATCCACCGGACTCCGAGAAGTTCCTGGACACTCTCAAAAGTGTCGAGGTGATTGACGATGACCCAAATGGCTGACGCGGGACACGCTGACGTGGCAGTTGGCGTGGCTCGCTGTGGAAATAGGTCAATTGCCATCAGCTTTACTCAATGAAGATCCGACCATGCTCCGGGCGATCATTGCCGTAGTGAAAGAAAGGAACAAGCGTGCCTGAGTCAATCGACAAACGATCCCTTGACTTGGTGCGCCAATTCGCTCCCGACTTAAACAAGGCAATGAACAAAGACATTGACAAATTACTCCTTCAAGTTGTCAATCGTGCTCGAGGCTTTGTAGCAGCAGCAACAATCCCGATGTCAGGATGGACTCCTGCCACTCAAGGATCAGGCACATGGGCTGCCAAAGCATTTGACAAAGCCACGATTCAACGTGGCATCACAAAGACTCGCGCAGCTCGAGCCAGATATATTCGCGGCACTTACGCAACCGGCTACGCCATCCAGGACGGCACAGCGGCAGGCGTGATTTATGAGTCAGCGGGAACCAAAACCCCAGGTGGAAAATCACCCCAGGGAGCGCAGTTCATTCGCAATATCGCCGAGCGTTCTGGAATTCCTAGCAATGAGCATCGGATGATCGTTGAAGCATTGATTGAAATGCGTCCCGATATTCGAAAGAAAATTGACAATGTCATCGATGATGCTGTGCGTCAATTCAATGCAAGGATGATCTGATGGCACGCAAAGCCCAAATAACTATTTACACAGCCCTCAAAGATCAAGGGTTTAAGAAGGCTGAAAAAGGACTCAAGAACCTTCGGTTCCAAGCAAACGGACTCAATAGTTCTTTGGCAAAACTTGGTCTAGGAATAGGCGTTGCTCAATTCGCTCGAACATCGGTTGCAGCTGCGGTCGAAATGGAGCAAGCCAACTCTAGGCTTGCCGTCTCACTCAAGAACATTGGCAAAGCATCAGCCATCGGATCCGACTCCATTCGAGCATCCGAAAAATCCATGATGAGTCTTGGCTTTGAAGGCACTCAAACAGCCCTGGCACTTTCCAGCCTAGTCACAGCCACCGGATCACTTGAAAAGTCCCAAGGAATGCTCGCCGCATCCGCTGACCTTGCTCGATTCAAAAACATTGACCTCGCCTCTGCCTCTGTAATCCTGGCAAAAGCCTCCGGTGGCAACGCAAAAGCCTTTAAAGAACTAGGCATCACGCTAGACAAATCATTGCCTCCAGCCAAGGCACTTGAAAAAGCCATGGGAATGCTCAACGCCAAAATCGGCGGACAAGCTGCTGCCTATGCCACTACCTACGCAGGCAAACTAGAAATCCTCAAAGCACAATTCCAAGACGTCCAAGAACAAGTCGGTATGAAACTCTTGCCCCACCTTGTCACCTTGGGAAATTGGCTAGTTAATACAGGCATCCCCAAACTAGAAGCATTCTTCACACTTATAGCCAACCACAAAGACGAAGTCGTATCATTTGCAGCTGCCGTTGGAACCCTGGCACTTGGATTCAAATCCCTTGCCACCTATTCAGCCCTCACCAACAAAGCCATGATTCCTCTATTGGCAAAATTTGGACCCGCAATTGGAATTGTCGCTGCGGGTGTGGCTGCGTTGCCTGGAGCAATTAAGGGAGCAAAATCGTTTATGGCGGGAATTGTTCCAAGCCTTTCCAATTTTGCGGGAGCATCAGTTGGCGCTCCGGCAATGGGAGCCCCTGGGAAACCAAGTTCTGCAACAAAATCGATCGCCAAGACTGGTCTTGATCCGTTTCGTAACTTTGATCGTCAGGCGTATCAAACACAAAAGGATCTGCTGGCGACGCAAAAGGCAAGCCTTGCTCAGACCAAAAAGGAAGCGGCTCAAAAACTTATGGATCAACGCAAGATCGATGCCGAAAAGAAACTTGCTGCTCAATTCGATGTCAACCAGATCGCTCTTGCGAATGCCTTAAAATTGAATTTAACTGAAAAAGAAAAGGCAGCCGTGGAAGGATTGATTGCCCTTCAAGATGACGGTTACAAGACCGAAGCCCAACGAATGCTCGATCAGGAAGCCGCTTTGCGCAAACTCATCAGCCTCCGGACTGACTTGGCTTCCATACCGTTCTACTCACCGACTTTGGCTGGACAAGAAAAACAAATGCCCACAGGAACAGCAAGTACGGTTCAAGACTTACTCAATAACAACATGGATGCCACAAGTGCTGGACAACTAGCCAAACAACTTCAACTTGATGCCATGACTCCCGCACCTGCCAAAAATGGCGGTCATGCAATAGCACCTTCATTCAATCTTGATCCATCATCAATCATGACTGCACAAGAAGCTGCTCTTTACAATGCATCCAGACCAGCATCTAGCCCACAGGTCACGATCAACGTGGCAGGATCCATTCTCAAAGAACAAGAACTCATTGCCATGATCCAAAATGGCACTCAACTATCCTCACTCTCAGGATCACCTTCCCAGATCGGCAGAATTTCTGGGATGTTCGGATGACCCTACCCGCCCAGATCGCTGTCTCATTTGATTACTCAAACGGGGCAACTTTCGGTTGGCAAGGATTCGTCATTGGCGACACCAAGTACGGCATCCTTGGCACTAGCACTCTAGGCACATCGACCCTGCCTGAACCCATCATTGATTTGACTCCCAACGTGTATCACGTCAAGATCACACGGGGCAGAAACATCCAGAGAGACACCTACGAGGCGGGAACTGCCACGGTGAGGGTTCTAGACCCACTTTCCTATTTCAACCCGCAGAACGTATCCTCACCCTATTACGGCTACCTCGCGCCTCTTCGAAAGATCAGAGTCTCAGCCACCACAGCAACCACCCAAAAATACCTATTCTCTGGATACATCACCGATTATAAATACACCTATCCCGTCAACCAAGAAACCGGCTACGTCGACATTGTCTGCTCAGATGCTTTCCGGCTCTTTCAAATGGCAAACATCACTACCGTCACCGGAGGCACAGCCGGACAAACCACCTCAGCTCGAATCTCATCCATTCTCGATCAAGTCTCATTTCCATCATCCCTGCGCACAATCGCAATCGGATCCAACACTTGTATCGCTGACCCAGGGACGACCCGCACAAGCCTGGCAGCTCTCAAGAATGCAGAATTCTCTGAGACAGGCGCGTTCTATATGGACGGATCAGGGACAGCCGTATTCAAAAGCCGCGCCCAAGTCCTTGCCTCACTCGCCACAGCACCCGTTGCTTTCAACCAAACCGGAGGCATCCCCTACGCAAACCTCGTCTTTGCCTTTGATGACAAGCTCATCATCAACCAAGCAAACCTTGCCCGCACCGGCGGCTCAACCCAGACCGTCATCAATCAGACCTCAATTGATAAATACTTTCCACACTCAATCACTCAGACTGACCTTGTCGCTGAGACTGACACCATTGTGAACAACATCGCCCGAGAGTATGTCGCCACACGGCAATATACGGTCATTCGTATTGATCAAATGAAAATCAATCTACTCAATGAAAGCGTTTCCATTGATACAATCCTGGGACTGGACTATTTCAGCAACCTCTTAATCACCAACATCCAGCCAGACGGATCCACCATCGTCAAAAATCTTCAATATCAAGGCATCGAGTGGGACATCACCACCCAAACCATGAGCTGCACCATTACCACCCTTGAACCCATCGCGGACGGTTTCGTTGTGGGATCATCGTATTACGGCATACTCGACACCAACACACTCGCGTACTAGGAGAACAAAATGGCAACAGGACTTCCAGCAGCTACGGGCGACATACTCACAGCCGCCACGGTCAACGGACTTGTGAGTTTTACCATCGGCTCAGATCAGACGGCGGACTACACAACCGTTTTGACTGATCAGTATCAGGTACTTGTGCCCATGAACAAGGCGACCGCTGTAGCGTTTAAGATTCCTACCAATGCCAGCGTTGCTTTCCCCGTAGGAACAGCCATCACAATTTTGAACAAAGGCGCGGGAACTGTGACCATTTCAGCAGTCACAAGCGGAACCACAACCGTCCTGTCAGCAGGAGCCACAGCAGCAAGTCCGACAATGGCTCAATATCGAACCGCTGTCTGCATCAAAACCTCAACCGACGCTTGGTATGTGGCGGGCGGCATCGCATGATCGCAAACTTGACAGGAGTTCTGGCGACTCCCATTCCAAAGCCTTCCGTGACAGGAGGAACTTTGACATCTGATGCAACCTATTATTATCGAACCTTTACAGCCAATGGAACTCTAGGAGTCACGGGAGCCGCTTTGAGTGTGGACGTTCTTGTTGTTGCCGGTGGAGGTGCTGGCGGTGGAGGAGGTAACTCTGGCGGTGGAGGTGCGGGTGGTGTCAAGTTATATAGCGCACTTTCAGCATTGGGAAACAAAAACGTCGTGATTGGTGCTGGAGGAACTGGATCTTTTGCAAGCTTGCCTACAAACGGAGAGGATTCTTCATATGATTCGTCTACTGCTACTGGAGGAGGAAAAGGCGGAGCAACGGCTCCATCGTTTCAAAATCCAGCGGTAGGAGGATCCGGTGGCGGTGCAAATTATTCTGGATTAACAGGAGCCAATGGAACAGCAGGACAAGGAAACAAAGGTGGAGATGGTTACAGCGACGGAAGCACAAAATTTTGGGGAGCAGGTGGCGGTGGATCCGGTGCTGCTGGAACCAACTCCAATTCTTCAGCGATCGGTCCTGGAGGCGCTGGAACCAATACTTATTCAGCATGGCTTTCAGTAGTAGGTCTA